ACTTGTTTTTTGCCTTTATCTAGCTCCATAAGTTGAGTTTGTGTCCTGGACATTTGAGCATCAGCAGCAGATTTGTCAGCATCCACTACATTTTTGAACGTTTGAGATTCCACTTGTTGCTTTTGGGATCCAAGTAAGTCGATTTCTCTTTGTGCTTTGTCGAATTCCATCTGAAGCATTGAAGCTTCTCTTGCGGAAGCGATAGCACTTTCTAATTCCGATTGAACAGTTGCAGAACTAGCTTGACCAGCAGCTCCGGTTGGAGAACTGGCAGGGTCAGTACCAGCCATAAGGCGATTAAGACCAGCTTTCTTAAGATCTTCAGAAGCACGTTGGTGAGCTGTATTAGCCATCCTCTCCTGGAAAGCCATTTGTTCACGAGCGTTTGCTTGATTTTGAGCATTAGTTTCACGGGCCATTGCCACGTTTGCACGGTTAGCATCTCTTTGACCGAAGTAAGACGCAGCAGCAGCACCACCCGCCATCAGTATAGGAATTAATGGAATAGGCATTAGAACCTCATCAGTCCGGCAGGAGTAGAGCGCACTTTCATGCGACGAGCTGCCGTGTAGTTGAACCAGTAATCACACAGTAAATGCGGGGCGTTTGTATCAGCGAGTGCCCTTTCAATGGGCGTAAATTGTTCGATCATGGTAGCCAGGTCAGGAGTTTCTCCGATGTCCTCTGCCATGTGCCAAGAATCGAGAGATGCGGAGTAGGAAGACCTAAATTGTCCGTGGATCTCAGACAGCATATATTTGTAGTCAGCGAAGCGTTCCTGGTATCCGAACACCTCGGCGTCAGATGAGTCACCTTCTACATAGATTTCCTTATTAAGTACTGCCTGTTCGCCAAGTTGCTCGAGCATTGGCCAGAAGAAGTCGTAGCGAGTGGAGCGATCCCAGAGTCTACGGACACCTTGTTGGTAAGTAACATCAGCACGAGCGCATGCCATGCCTATCACGTAACCGTGTTCATCAAAGGATTTTGAAAATCCAATACCACTGCCAGAGGCGGTAGCGAAGGAGCTCAAATTAGAAGCGTAGTTAGATCCCGAAGTAGGCGATGTTTGAGCCACCGGGTGAATATTAATGCGGGACCGGCCGGATCCAAGAAACTCAGGACGCTGCAAGCGAGCATCAGGAGATACCACACCATAGTGCGCAAGAAGAATTTCAGTGAACCGAGTGCCACCGAGAGCATCAACCTCGAACATCTGTTGCATAGCGAAGGCTTCGCGGAGCTCGTTAATCGTACCAGCATACTCTCCTAGTTCGACTCGGATATTGGGATAGCCTGAGGCGGCAGTTCCTTCCACGTAATACGTAAAGTTATCGCCAGCCCCAACGTCGACTCCACCGGTATCAGCGTAGGACGTTGTCCCGACGGTTCCAGTTTCGTAGACACTAACGGGACCAGTTGGAAACACCTGATTCTTTTTACCAATACCAAGAACCGGGGCAGTTTCGGCCAGCGGAATTTGAACGTCCGGACCTTTTTGAGGCCAAGGTAAGCAGGACATGAAGAAATCATGAGACTTGTTCCTTTTTTGAAGTGTGAAGTCAGCCGGTACATCAGGACCGTCATCTTTCGGGACAGTTAGACTATTTTGCAGGTTTTGATCACGGAACCATTCGTTCCAGATCAAGTTATAAGCGCGGAACGGAAGAGAATTTTTAATCGTGTATCCAGCGACGATATCAGTAGGAAGACCGTATTTATCATAGATCGTACCAACGTCTGGTCCGTTGGCTGGGAATGTGAGTTGAGGACAGATAAAATCGGTCGAGTCCTCAGGATCAGTTTGAGCGCCGTTGAGTTTTTCCCAATTAGTCATCACAAGTCGGTTGGGAACGAAGAAGAAAAAATAATCGATATACATATTATCCATAATTGGGACTTTTTGAGTCGCCAGGCGCGCGAACATATTCATGTTCACGTTCATCGTGTCACCAGGAATAATTTCGTCCACGAAGATCGGGACGAGATAGTCAAAATCGAATGTATCTTTGACTGTGAATGATCGATCGAATTGCGACCTTGCAATATTGACTGAGGGAATTTGGGCGAAGGAATGCTGAGAATGGCGGTTGCCTAACATGGTGACCTTTCGGTGTTAAAGTTTCAGATGATCCTGAAGCTGTTTAAATTTCGATTCTAAGATTTTTTGTCTACGTTGATTGGCAGTGAGAGGCTCTGGCGAGAGCGAATACCGATCACGCCGTTCGGCGCGGTTTTTTAGCCAATCGTTTTTTTCTTTATCTGCGATAAATTGAGCGCGTTCACTTTTTCGTAACTTCGCTTGTGTTACATAAGCGAGCCACTCTTGTGGCTGATTTTCTTTGAACCATTTTTCGTAATAACGAGGAATTGAAGAACGAGCGCTAGAGCCATCGGGTTTGAGGAGAATAAGCTCTCCTCGGTTAAAGACATCTCGCCAGTTCTGCTCGAGCCATTTTTTGCCTATGGCATGTTTATTTGATTTTCGGGAAATGGGATGGAACTCGTGATTTTGATCGTGACCATGTACGAGTTTTTTCGCCGCGTAACGGGCGCAGTAGCCAGCTGATTCAAATGTGACTGAACCCAGTTCAGAATTTCCATTTGTCCACAGCTTGGTAAGCGTCTCCGACGTGTAGACCTTGTCACCACGATCACTCGTGTATTTGTGTTTGAGGTCATCTGGTCTGAAATTGAATAGTATCGCGTGCCAATGGGGCCGCTTTGTTTGCTCACCATATTCTCCAGTTACAAAAACGCCGACAGGGTCGTTTTGTAGATTTCTAAGTTTTTTCATGAACTTTTGGAAATCTTCGTATTGGAGTTTTGGATTTTGGAGATGGTTATCGTCGTAGGTGAGCGTTATAAATGAGTTTTTTGGATGCATTGTGGATTCGTGCACGCAGCGGATTGCCCACTGCCGTGCGTAATCGAGTCTGCATGCTATGCATTGGCCGCAAGGGAGTTGGAACCTTGCGTATTCTTTGCTATGTTGTTTTGGAGACCATGAAATGGTCTTGCCGTCAGCCTTGAAGCCGACGGTGCGAGGTTTTGTACAGTACAATGTACTTTTCCTTGTTGGGTTTCAGCGTGTCAGCGCTGAGGCCTTTTTTATAGTGCTATGTGTTACATAATATCACTTACGGACTAAAGTCTGATTCCTCCACGGAACTTCCTAGGATTTAACTTATTAACGGAATGAATTCCAGTATTTTTCCGGAAGGACTTTCTTGATCGGTCTTTCGAGAGAGCTTTTCGTTTCACGGAGACTCCGATGAAATTTTTCAGAAGATTCCTAAACAAGATTATGCGCGGAAAGAAAAAGAAGCAAAGAGATTTTGAGCGGCATCCGCCGCCTGGTTTTGGGTTTTGACACACCCCGGTGTGTCACTGGGCCTAGTTACATCAAGGAGTGTAACTAGGCCCGGTGCGTTTAACGCTTTGTGACGCTAATCGCTTTCATGATGTGTTGTGGAGTGTCGAGAGATTTTAGGACACCTTTTTGATCGTCGTAAGTACCGACGAAGTAGAGATCGAAGTCGTCAGGGAATTGAGAGACCATCGATTTTTGGTCGTTGACCAATTGAGTGAAGTTTCGTTCGGCTTCGCCGTGAGTTTTTTGGAAGAAGGGTTGATTATAAAGTTCCGCTTTCGCGTCACGGATTGAATAGATTCTGAGTTCCATATGGACCTTTCTGTTGTGGCATCGCTGCCAGTTTTTCGGTTCCTGGAATTTGTGAATTCCAGGCTTTTTGTCTAGTTGAATATTATAAATTTTTTTCGTTTTTAGGAGGTTGCACCTCCTAACACCTCCGCTCGGATACTCCTGCATACCGCAGTCGTAGCAGAGCGTGGTTGCGGTCATCGATACTCTAAGACCGCTCGTGGCCGGGCGTTGTGCATTGCCCGGCTCGTACTAGCGCCCTACGGTTGCTTGCTCACGAAGAGATTACTCTTCGTCGAGCTTTTTAGTTTCTGGGGCTTGAGCCTTAAGTTTTTTTGGTGGCGGAGCGTTTTCGTTATCATTTTGATTTGTTTTCGAATTGCTGACCGCCTGGTTTTGTTCTTTTGGCTCTATAAGCCCGAGTTTTACTCCTTCGTCGTAATTTTGTGGATCTTGCATAAATGCAAGGAGTTTAGATGGATCGTTTTCGAATCTCAAACGAATCTGAGCGGGTAGAGACGCGAACGCTGCGTTCGCTCGTATCACTTTGTTGAGAGAAGTTTGATAATCAGTGATGTTAGAGACATCGGCATAAACGCCTTGTCTGTGGGTGAGATGTTGCCATTCACCTGTTTTTTTGTATTTCGCTATGATGTTATTAACATCGACTTGATCGCGAAATTGTTGCTGAGTACGTGTGGGTGTGTTGTTAACGGTCGATACGCGTGTGCGATCTCCGATACGTTCTATTTTTTTCATCGAGGTCCTCCAATTTTGACTGGTTTTTGGGAATTAGTTGTTCCCATGTTTTTAAGTTTCTTGATGTACGGACGAATAATGTCATACGCATCATTCTTAAGTTCAGCTTCCGGAATTCCTTTTTTCATAACTGAAGTTTCCGTCTGAACTTTTTTTGTTTGAGCGTCCAGAAGGTCGTTTTCCTTCTGGCCTTTAGCTAGGTTGTTTTTAAGAAGTGCGAGTTCGATCGCAGAAGATCCAATACCTTCCATTGTATTTTCCATTTGAGCGGAAGCGCCAGCGGGTGTAGACGCTCCTGCATTTGCGGAAAGGATTGGATTAATACCTGCCATTTCTAGATCTCGAACCTCGCGTTGATGAGCGGTTGAAGACATTCGTTCTTGGAATGCCATTTGTTCACGGGACATTCCTGCTGTTTGCTTATTTGCGTCTTCGGCGCCCATGGCGGAAGAAATACTTCCGCCTAATCCCATACCAATAGCGGCGCCGAGAGGACCGCCAAGCACGGCACCTCCAGCGGTGCCGATAATTGTAGGTAAAGCGTTTTTAAACCAACTCATTAGAACCTCCCGAGAGTTGCCGGTACTGAGTACACGGGCATAGGTCGTGCGTGTTTAACCTGAAAGAATGCGTCGAAGAGAAGATGTGGATAGTTCTCAAGCACTATCGCTCTTTCAATCGGAGTGTTTTGTTCGATAAAGACTTCGTTGAATTCCGGAAGAGCACTGAACTCTTCGGCCATGTGCCACATGTCGAGAGGAGCGGAGTAAGTAGACCGGAATTGGCCATGGATTTCGGACGGATGGTACCGATACTCAGCGTATCGTTCTTGATAAATAAAGACTCCCTCATCAGCAGCTGTGCCTTGAACGAAGATTTCTTTGTTCAGAACGGCTTGTTCGCCGAGTTCAGAGAGTTTTGGCCAATAGAAGTCGTAACGTGTTGAGCGATTGAACATCCGGTTTACGCCCTGTTGGTAAGTAAGATCGGCTCTGGCACATGCCAGACCAATGACGTAACCGTGTTCAACGAATGATTTAGAGAAGCCAATATGCTGGCCTTGAGAGGAGCTCGTAGCAAATGCCGCTAATTGCGCCTGTGGGT